CCCAACGATCCTTCGTGAAGAGTCTTATCTAATTTATTAATCTGACGGAGTTGTTTGTCCTCGAATTCGTTTAGTTTCATAGCCTATCCTATTTATTAATAAATATGACAAATGCTAGAATCTAGGCGGACGTGCTCGCGATGATTTGGAATTTGCTGCTTTATTAGCTTTTTCCTGAGCTTTATTTTTATCTTCGTAAAATTTATTGATTTTATTTATAAAGTATATACGTAAATATACTGGCATATCTAATACGTCTTGATATGAAAATCCTTTTCCATGAAAGACTAAATCAAATATTTGATCGTATACGCTTACCTTATAACTTGGAGTCAGGCCAAAAAAAGTCCAATCCGATATTAACGTTGCTACGAAAGGGCTCTCCGTCCTCCTCGTCGATACAATCGATCTCTAAATCTATATCTGGAGTTACTTCGGATAACCTTGTTCTTATTGCTCGAGCATCGATTGCAAACAATTCATTATCTACAAAATGACGAATAGTTTTTGTTTCTGTATCCCCATCTACTGATGTTATAACATGTTTCAATAAGGTAGTCATTTGAGCATCTTTTTTGAGTTTTGATAAACCTTTCATTTCCGCATCAATTTTTTTCTGTACGCCATGTGTTAATAATTGTATAGTGACTTCTCGTTTAGATGCTGGTAACCCAACTGTTAACACACCTTCTGATTTTTCTAATGATTCCCAATCAACTTCTTTTTCGCCTAATTTAGTCAGGTCAACTGTTATTTTCTGTTTTTCGCCAGATGGGTTCATAACTTCAAGCTCATAATCTTTACCATATCCTAATATTCGCGCAGCAATCATTATCGCATTTTTATCGCCTAATAACAATTCGTTATAATTAATATCCGATATAATCAATGCTTTAAACAATTTATCTAACACAACACCTTGTTTAATATATGATTGATTAGTTAAGATGTCTTCTTCTCTAGCAGTCATATATTTCATTTCAATCTTTCCTTTTGATAATTCACTGCCTTTCGGATATAAAATACCACGACTAGGTAGTTCAATTATTTCAGTTGGAAATTTAGATGATTTAGTTTCATCAGTTTCTTTAGCTTCATATTGTGCTATTGCCTTTGCCTTAAGATCGGCATCGGTCATTTGTTTTTTTGCTTTTGTTGGATAATCGTCGTTAACAGTTCCCATAATACTCCTATAACCTTTTTGTTTTATATAAATATGTCGGACAGTAAAAAAGCCCCGCTAAGCGAGGCTTAATTTAATATTTATGAATTTCAATTAGAATTGAAGGATTGCATAATCATATTTCAAAGTCAATTCAATCTGGACTGGATCTTCGGTCGACCAATCCATGTCTCCAAATGTTGCCGATGATATGAAAGCACCTTTCAATGTCCACTCTTCTACTTTATCTCCAACAGGACCTAATGTATTGAATGTTATATCTTTCTTATAAAAATCAGAATAACCATCTCTACCCGTTACAGATTCATGGTGTAGTCTTACCCACTCCATTACTGCTTGCGCTCCAGAAGGAACTACAGGGTCATATAAGGTTACTGTTACATCTTGCCATCTTGACTTGCCTTTCAACTTTCTTTCAACATTGATGTGATCAAGAATAACCTCACCTTGGTCGATTGACGGTCTAGAAGCTGCCTTGACAAGATACGAAGGGATACCTTCAATGTACATAATAAACCTATTTGCCATTTTAGGTTCATATGCCGTATAAAATATCTCGGTGGGATCTAATAATTCTGCCATCTATTTACTCCAATTAATTTCTTTCTTTATTATAAATATACTCATTCTTCTATTCTGGGAACGAAGCTCCGGTAGGTAATATGTTAAAGTCAATGATAATGAATTCAGCCGTCTTAGCAGGTTGCAAATAAATAGCTCCTCTCATCTCATTTCTATCAATCACATCTGGAGTATTATTTGTTTCGTCCATTACAACTTTAAATGCAAATAAACCTTGTCTTTGTTGCACATTCTCAAAATATGGATTCACTAATGATAAGAATCTGTTTCTAGTTGCTGCCGTATTATTTTCAAATACCAAGAACTTAGTAGATGATGCAACAAATTTCTTAGCTGCTATTAATAGCCTTCTAACATTTACACGATCCAAAGCAGATGCTTTCTTCTGTAATGTTTTCTGTCCATAAACAACTACGCCTGTATTAGGAAAAGTTGCAATTGGATTAACTGCAGATTCATATAATGTATCTCTATTCGATTGAGTTAATTTTCTTTCTGTTTGAACAACGATATCTAATCCACCTCTATTTAAACCAGCTGGTGCAAACCACGGTGCTGCTACTCTATCATTAAATGCATATACACTTGGTATCAATGTAGATGCTGGTACCCAAACATTTCTTCCTAGATCTACATCTGGAATTTTCAACCATGGCCAATATTCAGCAGCATAATTTGAATCTCTTGCTTCTGCTTTCGCGGCCGCTGTTGACAATGTTGCTCCATATTCTACAGGATCTATCAATAAGAATGCATCTGAACGATCTTCCATTGCTGTTAATGCTGTAGATAATACTTTGGAATGATTTGAGAAGTTATCAACTAATCCAGGTAATGCTAACAAGTTGATATCATATTCATCTTGATTCTTTAATAAGAAGATTGCATCATTATATGCATTTTCAGTACCTGCAACTCCTAAGTTAAATCCTTGTGTATTTACATCTGTTATTTCATCATAGAATGCTCTTGGATGAACTACAGTACCATCAGAACCGCCTGAGAATGTTCCAGAAACTGCTTGAGGTAAACTACCTGTTGAATATGAATCTCTAATATTACCATTAACATCTAAATAATTATATGTTGTTCTGTTAACATCAACTCTAACATATTTTGATCTGTTAACAAATGAACCAGATAATTGAAGGAATGGATCTGACGTTCCTGCATCTATCAATGTATTTGACTGGTCACCAATTACTCTAGCAATATAGTTATTTGAATTAGGATCTAATGTTAAGTTATTGTATTGTTCTAAAATGACTTTTCTTTTACTAGTATCATCACCACGTCTAATTAACAATGTAAAAGTACCTTTTGTATTACTTACATTTGACACTTCCCATCTTAAGTTATTAACAGTACCATTTGTTAATGCATTATTAACACCTTCCGTACCAGAACTGTTTTGATCTGCTCCATCTGATAATGTTGTCAATGTAAATGAATCCAATGGAAATCCTGATGATGTAACAGCTGCTGATGCTGGTCCATATGCACCTGCTAATATTCTTACAACCGTTAATGTATCAGCATATTTCAAATATTCCTGAGCCATGTAATTAGTCATGTACTTATATGAATTTTCTGATGCTCCAGAACCACTAGTAAATGATCCACCGAAGGTCTGTACAAAGTCGGAATAACTTGTAATTGTCGTTGGTATTCCAGCTGGTCCTTTTTGAGTAGGTCCTATAACTGCTGCTCCTATTGCGGCAACACCTGCGGGTAAAAACGATTGATCAACTTCATTCGTAAATACACCGGGCGATACAATTCTTTCTGCCATTATTTTGCTCCTTAATTAAAAATCTTCAATTTCATATAAATATTAAATAACAATGCCAAACCAACGTTAAGATGCAATAAATTCACCGTTTTCAACATTAAGTGAACCAGCTCCATATTTTCCAGTCAAATCATTGATTACTTTCTGCTCTTTATTCTGCAGATCAATATATTGACCTTCTAAGTCTGATTTTGCATTTTGCAATTCTTCTAATCTTTTTGATGTAATCATAATTTCCATTTCAACTTGGCCGAATTGGAAGATTAAATCGGTACTTTGATTACGCAGTTCTTCAATAGACTGCATTTCATTTTGTTCTAACTTTTTGTTTTCTGACATAACTTTTTCCTTTATTTTTATTCATTTATAAATATGCTATTGATTGCCATAACCACCGTTTATTTTATACGTATGGTTATATCATGAGGAGCTTTTTCATCGCCGCCGAAATATGGATATAAATAATATTTCTTATATGTACCAGAACATTTTCGATCCACGACAACTTCTATTCCATCTACACTTAAGATGTAAGAATCTTCTGTAAATGTTATAGTATAATAATATGATGTATTTAGATCAATTGTAGCAATGTCCCCAAAACTGAAATTTCCATCTTCTCTTTTATACCATAAAATCTCTAAACTGTCATTTAACCATCTCCAGCCAAAACGTATTGAATTTTTTGTATGAGATGTTCCGCAGTCGCTAAGTCCATATAATTTATTTACATCATATTGATTAACCGAATTACTAGAAGTGTATTGTGCTGATTCATTAAATATAGCTTCAAAAGCTATGTAATCGCTTTTAGTTGTAC